CGACGGCTAACCTGATTAACGAGCGGTTGATTACAGGTAACCGACTCCTGCTCAGTTACAACAAGTCCATGGAACTGTTTGTCAGTACCTTGGCATTCTCGGATCGCAAACTGATCCAGAAAGTGATCGACGACTTCCAAATGAAGTACGCAACAGTCGATCAAGTAATGGACATGATCAAACGTTGCAGCGCTTATTACTGGAACAATCCAAGTAGCATTAAAGCGATGGAGATGTTTGTTAAGAACCTGACTCCGCTGGAACTGACGATCCTGCTCTGCACCATGGACTTGCGTGGTCTGTACACGACCAACCCTGAGATGATGCGGACGTTCTTCGACGAGTGGTGTGCAATCCCCGCCATTCCAGAAGTGGGTAAACCAGAAGACTTCGTTAAACCAGCCAACGATGACTACAAGGTTCTTTGTGTCACTAAGCTGGGCAAGAGCGCAACTGCTGAACAGATCAACCACCTCAACGCTTACCACATTACGTTGGAGCAGAAGTGGGGCGAGTTCATCAAGGCGTTCCTCAAGTCTGAGATCCCACCAACCGGTATCTTCAGCGTTAAAGAGATCGTGCGTGAAAACGTATTGACCTCCGACACAGACTCCATGATCTACTCCGTGGACATGATCGTTGACGACTACGTTAAGGGTCCTGAATCCGGTCTGTGCTTCAACGGTGTATTGACCTACTTCATTCGTTCGATCTCTGTAGACCAGCATGCTCGTCTCAGTAAGAACATGAACGTAGCGAACCGCTACCTGCACCGTCTGAACATGAAGAACGAATACCTGTTCGGTTCGTATGTAACGACTTCGATGTCGAAGCACTACTACGCACTGCAGTTGATGATTGAAGGCATCCTCAACGATGAGCCTGATCTCGAAACCAAAGGCGTTCACTTGCGCGGTATCAAGATCGCCATGAAGGTACGTGAGTTCACCAACAAGTTGATGCGGGATGTATTGAACTGTATCTACAACGGTGGTCAGCTCGATGCACCTGATCTGTTGCAACAAGTGGCTGATCTGGAACGTGCTCTGTTCGAAGAGATCGAAGCAGGTGGCTGGAGCTGGTTGACCAAGAACGGGATTAAGGAAGAAGCGGCCTACACCACTCCTGAGTCGTCGATCTACTTCTACCACGAGATGTGGGTGAAGGTGTTCGCTGAGAAGTATGGCGCGGCTCCTGAGCTGCCGTACCGTGCGTACAAGGTTAACTTGGACATGAACAACAAGACGAAGATGAAGAACTACTTTGACTTGGTTAAGGACACTGAGGTCGGTAAGAAGTTTGAAGCTTACATCACCGAACGTAGTTCCTTGACATCCGTTTATATCCCAGTCGACATGATCGAATCGATTGGCGGTATCCCGAAAGAGATCTTGCCGATTGTAGATACTCGGTTGTTGATTGCACAGAACTTCAAATCCATTTATGCCATTCTGGAATCACTTGGTTTGTTCATTATGAACTCCAAGGTATCCCGTCTGGTATCCGATGAACATTAATAGGGGACGGCCATGGGTACGTTACATTCCTTAGATGCAGCTAGGCGTAAACGTGCCCGACGGACGGAACTGTTTGGAAAGGCACAACAGCTGAGAGAGTTGGTTGCTAACTATCTCAGCGAGTACCTGCGTTCTTGCGACGACTTGGTAGCGGCTAATGACGCGCTAACTGCGTATAACCGTAAGCCTTGGTACCTCAAGTTCTTTAGTAACCATGAAAAGATGCTCCTTGTAATGAACATCGACCGAGCTACTGATTATTGTGAAGCCCAACGACGGAACCTTATCAACGCTCGAAGTAGTCTTGGTAAGGAACTCTTTAAAGAAGTGCTGAGCATTTAAGATATACTCGAAGTCGAACCTATATTACTTGGGTGATAAAGGTAATCAATACCTTCCACCGTTGGAGTTCAGCATGAGTCGTGAAATTCGCAAAGTGCCTAAAGACTGGGCGCACCCTATTGATCCTCGTGGTCATCACCATGACGGCAGTGTGTGGTACATTCCTCAGCACGACGGTAGCCGGTGGCATAACGATAGCACTGACTACGACGAGGAAAAGGCTAAGTGGGATCGGGGCGAATATCCTGACTACGCCTCTGAGGATAGCAAGAAGCTGTCTTATGAGGCATGGAACGGCAAGCGCCCTGAAAGGAACCGGTATATGCCGGTCTGGGCTGAAGAAGAGAAGACTCACTTCATGCTCTACGAAACCACAACAGAAGGTACACCAAAGAGTCCTGCATTCGACAACATCGAAGAGCTGGCTCAGTGGTTGGCCGTTACCAAAGCCACAACCTTCGGACGCGAGGTAGGGTCCTATGAGACCTGGCTGGCGTTCTGTCAGAAGGGGAGTACCTGCGGGGTCGGCTTCGTCATGGATTCTGATGGTAGTAACTTTGCCACAGGTGTAGATGTTGTAGCCAAGCAACCATAAACCTATAACTCCTACTGCCCTTTGCGGGGCAGTAGGAGTATAAGGATTTTCAATTTATTTTCATTTTTATTTGTAAAAAAGGAAGTACTTCGTCGGATTAAACCGTTAAGTCTTCTCCCGTAAGATGAAAATCAATTAAAATTGACGATGTTCAGTTCTTTCACTTCTTTCGCCAAATCGATCAACACCTGTCTGAAACTATTACCCGGCACACTTCTGTAGCGGTTAATCATAGTGTCAATGCAACGGTTGATAGGAACGTTGATGTCACTCGCCTTGTAGCCCATGCGGTTACCGATCGCCAGATAGATGGCGTACAGCTTCAGCACCTGTGGTTCCCAAGCCCACACAGTTTGCGAGAACACATTGTTCTGGCCCGGATCAACATAGTTGAAGAACGGTTCCCGATACACGCTACCGATCTGGGTAATCAGGTTACCCACATCTATTAGACGACGGTCCGTGAGGGCGTCAATAAGGAAGACCAGATATTCCTTGAGCAGCTTCTCCTCACCCAGCGTGTTGAACACCACATTGTTAGTAGAGAGGAGAATCTTCAGCGGCTCTTCCTTTACAAAGAACTCGTAGAGGATGTTCGTGACCGTCAACTGGTTATGGATCAGGGTAGCGGTGACCAGCGGATACTGACAGACGTACGCATGGATGCCCGTGTTGGTCATGCGGTCTTGGTTCATGTACAACCACCAGCCCAGCGCCAGCTCTACCAGATCGATACCAATAATGGCACAGTCCTTGAACTGTCCTTTAATGACGGGTTTCTCGACAGTGTGTTTGTACCCACGTTCCAATACCGTAGAGAACAACGGAATAACCGGTTTCAGTTTTTCTACACGAAGGTCGTCATTATAGGCGTAGGTCTTTGTGTTATCGATCAGAACCCAGTGCTCTTGAACGTTCTCACGATAGAAACCATCAACCGTCGTTTCACCGATATGGTTGATAGAAGTAATCTTAAACGTGGTGCACAATGAATTAGCACGGAAACGTGTATACTTTACCACGTAATCGAGTTCCCAGTCTGGATCGATGCTGAGCATCTGCAACAACCCTACCAGCCGGTGCTGGTTCTCCAGATTGAAAGGTGTGCGGTCAACGTAGTCACGGAAGTCTTTGCGGTTGATTTCAGTGACACGTTGAAGGTTATCCATTCCAGCAAAGCGACTACGGGGGTAGACGAACTTTCCGATATCAGGTAAAGAGAGAGTCAGCATGTGATAGCCTTCAGGATATAAAGTATCAGTGAAACGCTATTATATTGTAGATGACTACATCAGGGGTAATTCCCTGAAGGGACCATAGCGTAATTTAAAAATTCGTGGTGTGGGTTTTAATGCCACTTTGCCTATATCATCCTAGACGTTTAGGGTGTAAACGGGGTGGGCTAAGAAAATTTGAAGCCTACATTACTAATGGGACTAGTAATACAGATGTTCGACATTTGTGAATATGGTCTCGCTTAAGCAAACTATCTTCGTACACAAGGAAATTATACCATGACTTTGAACACTGGCGACAGCAGCGCTTGGGGCACCAGCGACGACAACACCGGCAAGCCTACTGGCGGCAACAATGCTCCTGTCGGCGGCCTGGCAGGTTTGTTCCGTCTCCCGTCCATGACCTCGGACAACCGCAACCTGAAAGAAGTCTCCGAAACCATGGAGAAGGTTGCACAGATCTACGAGAACGCGAAGAAGTCCACCACCAACGAACTGCAGCGCAAGATCATTCCAACGATCGAATCCCTGACCTCCTCGATCTCGCCGCTGCTTCCCGGCCTGGGCCTGTACTGCACCTACGAAGGCACCATGTACGTCATGGGCGTCCTGTTCTCCAACCGCAACCTGACCATCGGTTCTGAGCGCATCACCATCAGCGGCATGAACAACATGACCCAGCAGGTTTCGATCCCTGTTGCCCCGGCCCAATACGCCAACGGTCAGTTCCTGGAAAAGCTGAAAGGTCACTACGTCCGTCACGCCGAAAGCCAAGGCGTCAAGAACGTATCCGTGATCAACATGATCGTGGTGGATTTGGAGATGCTCGCGCATCCCGAAGCCGGCGAGCAGAAAGACTGGCCTCACAACATCGCCAACTACCTGGCGAGCGAGTGGGAAGAAGCCATCATGGTCAAATCGGTTCAGGAAATCTGCGCCGCTGGCTATGCAACTCCGAACCCGTTCGCAACTCCTGAGCAGCCATACGGCAAGGACAACTGCGCCGAAGCTCGCGTTAGCGCCATCAGCAACCGTGTAACCAAAGGTCGTACTCTGACCGCGGCCAACATGGAAGTGATCGCTTCCACCATCAACAACAACAGCAACATCAGCAACTACTCCGGCAACTCGAAAGAGATCGCTCGGGCTACTGCGATCGTTGGCCTGAACGCTGTTAGCTGGGAAGAGCACAACCGCTTCATCATGTCGCACCGCACTCCAGACCAGATGTCGAACCTCCAGAACTTCCTGGGCGCCGGCGGCATGGGTGGTGCAGTGTTCCCGAACGGTTACCGTCCACTGCGTCCAGTGATCACCGTGGAAGCGGTGCAAGCTGGTGAGCAACTGCAGAACAACGGCGGACTGTACCCGTTCTTCTACGGCCTGTACCTGCTGATGTCCACCAACAACAACTACGTCTTCGCAGAAGCCTTGCGTCGTCACAGTGTTGGTGCACGCGGCAACCTGGCTGACCTGGAAGTTCGCATCAACCAGATGCTGGCTCAGATCCCTGGCGGTCTGCAAGCTCAGCGCATCACTCTGGACGACAAGAAGATCGCGGATACCGATCTGGTGAACCAATGGATTCGCCAGAATGTGTCCCCACATGCAACGTTCCAGGTCAACCTGATCTCGAGCGGCCCGCATGCGTCGATCATGAACTTCCTGTTCCGCCTGGCCGGCAAGTCCAACGTGAACGAGGTCAAGACCACGATCGCTCTGATCGATGCAATGACCAACAACAAGCTGTCCGAAATCATCAAGCGCAACCTGGCAGCCAACAGCGGCTGGAACCCTGGCAAGCCAGTGCTCCTGCCTACCGGCATGATCGCAGTAAACGGCCTGGCCGAGTACGGCGACAAGAAGCTCAACACCCAGGAAGTGGACGAGATGATGATCTCGCACGTCAAGGGCAAGGGCGGCCAAGCAGCGATCGAGTCGTACCTGGGCACTCAGTACGGGTCCAACCCGCACGAAGAGTTCAAGCAACGCGCTCAGAAACTGCGTGTCGAACTGTCGTCGTCGATCTTCGATGGCAAGGTTCACATCAACGGTTTCGCACAACCGCACATCTGGGCACCGGACTTCATGTCGGCACTGGGTGAAGCAATGGACAGCATCGGTCAACTGAACGTGGCGAACAACCTCGGCAGCTGGCGTTCGAACGCTCTGGTGTACGCACCGGGCGTAGGTCTGGCCACTGTGTCGGCCGCCGGTTCCAACAACCCGACTGGTTCGGGCCTGGGCGTGGCGTACAACATGGGTCAATCCTTCATGTAAGACGGCCGTCGTGTCGTAACGAACCAGAGAGCGAGGAGGGTAATACCTCTTCGCTTTCTAGTTCTTTTTTCTCTTTTTTCTGGAGTTAGTCATGTACCTTCCCGAACTTACTCCTTCCAATGAAAAAGCTATTGCTGCGCTAACTCAGTACAGCGAAGAAGCACTGGATCCGATTCCGCACTTCACAGCGTTTGCCAAGAAGTTCGGTAAGTCCTTGGAAGACGACCCGCTTTACTCTCGTCCGTTGTATATCGACTTCGAGGATTTCGACTATCTTCACGATACCAGTCGCCTCAAGCCGGTCTACCTGAACGACTTCGATTTCAACATCCAGGAAGATCGCGATACACTGGCGCGTCTCACTCGGATGGAGTTCAATGGTAACTCGTTTGAAACGGTTGCACGTTGTACTTGTGGTAAGCTGCGGGGTAACTACCGACTGAAGCAAGGCAAAGCCTGTGACGTCTGTGGTGATGTCCCTGAGCTGTTCTTGGACAAGGGCGAGGATACTCGTCTGTGGTTGCGTTGTCCTGAAGGCGTAACTGCTTTCATCAACATCGGCTTCTTCACAACCTTCTTTAACAAGGTGGGTATTGGTAGCCCGAAGGTTTGTGTGCCGCGTTACTTCATTGACCCGGTCTATCGTGCTCAGGTTAATAAACAGAAGAACACCACTCAGGTACTTCTGCGCAACATGTTGGAAGAACTTCAGATCACTCAGATCGACCTCAATACGTTCCACGAGCGTTGCGACGACCTGATGCACTGGATGTTGATCGGTAACGGTAAACGTCACTGCACCACTTCTCATGAAGGCGTGTTGTTGATGGATGTGTACCAGAAGAACCGCCACTTGGCCTTCTGCAAATACATCAAGGTACCGAACCGCTACGCCACTGTGTTGGAGAAGGCGGGTAAAGAGATTTACTCGTACAGTCACCAACCAGAAACGGCTAAGCTGTATTTTGCCATCGCCGACACCAAGCGTTCCAATCAGGTAGTCAAACTGTCTCAGGTTGATCTGAAGAAGAACGTAGCGATCGTTGGTAAGACTCTGGTCAATCTGGCGGATCAGTACCGGAAGATCAACAACCCGAAAGCGTTGTTTGGTAAACCGGCTATCAACCGTAAGCACGTAGCGTCTGGCGCATTGCCATTCACCGGTCGTTCTGTGATTACCTCACAGACTGGTATCATCAACCCGGACGAACTGTTGGTTCCGTGGAAGATGTGCTTGTCGATGCTGGAATATCACATCACCTCGTTCCTGTATCGTCGTGGCCATACTCCGTACGAAGCAATTCGTCGAATTAACCAAGCGGCGTACAATATTGATCCACTGATCGATGAATTCTTTACGGATCTGGAGGTAAACCGTAAGTGTGTCATCGAAGCTGGTCGAAATCCGTCGATTGAATATCTCAGTCTGCGGGCATTCTTCCTGCGTATCAACCGGGACCTTGAAGACGAAAGTATCAAGATTCCAATCTTGGCAGTTAAAGAGGCCAACGCCGACTTTGACGGTGACAACGTGTATGTTGTTATCATGGTTGACAACGAATCCAAAGCGAAAGCTTACGGCGCATTCGGTCACCACCAAGTGCTGGACCGCAACATTCCGTTCAGGGTTGGCGACTACGCTGGGCAGGCGGCCACTAACCTTATGAACCTTAACACGCTGATGTCGCAAACACCGATCTTGGCGTAACCAGTTAGAGGCAGGACTAATGAACAGTGCTCACGCATTTACGTACGCTATTTCAGGTAGCTATACGGAAAACCAAATGCAGAAGTACTCCAACTACACGAACCAAGTCGCGCAAGCATTCCAGCAGGGTGGAGGCTGGCTAGCTGATCAAGCTACTCGAGCGCTAGACGGGTTCAATACGTTTGTAAATTCCCGAGCATGGGAAATGAGCAAGCGGTTGTTGGGTAAGTCTGATGGTGATTACGTCAGTCGGTTTGAAATTGGTTACCTCGGCAGTGTCAATGGTCTGCAAGGTGCTCAGGGTTTCATGCGCGATTACATCATGGCGCACACTGGCATTCAGCAGGATTACCAGAACGATCTGATCGAGGGTTACGAGGGCAACTTCAGCAAGCTGTGTGTTGGTATTGGCGAGGAAAACATTTTCTATCGTCGTGCTATGAACGGCATGCTTCATATCGAAACGGTCGATGACAAGCAACAGGCTCGACACACTCACTACATGGAAAGCATGGGTGGTGGATTGTCGTTCCGTGAGCGAGTAGATGTCCATAAGACTTGGGCCGCTATCGACCATCATCGTGCGAAGAAACTGTTCGACGTTACCAGCGAGCGCAACAACCCGCTGGCTACTGCTGAGGCCTCGTCAGACGACGAATAAGCAACTTTAATAAACCAGGGGAGGGTGTGCCTTCCTTGGTTTATTTTTTTGTTTCACGCATCTTACAGCGCTTTGCTGTTTTATTCTTATAGAGGGTCCGATCACTAAAGGGTTTCCATCATGGCAGGTTATTGCGTAGGGACTATGTCCTCCAAAGTTGGTTGGGAAATCAAATCCCCACAAGAAGCACTGGCACTTCATTTCATGTACTGGTTCACCACGCGCCGAGATCAAGGCAAGGTAATCGGGCAGGTTCCTTCTTTTTATTATCTCTGGGCTACCCATGGTACTACACCGGAGACCATGGTAGATCGCACCAAGACTGAGTTCGACAGCTACATTAAAGAGCTCTTCCCAAAGTCTGAAGTGAACGTGACCATGGAGAAGGTTGAAGGCCAGAAAAACAATTACCATCTGTTACTGGCAGCCAAGATCATCGTGGACGGTATTGTTTACGATCTGTCGAAGGTTGTACTGGTGACGGGTGAAAAATACAAAGTACTTGATCAGAAGAGGCTCGGATAACAATGGCAGCTCAGCATTTGTCTAAGGAAGAACGCGCAGAAATTATCAAGGAAGATTTCCGTTTCCTTGATGAAGTTCAGATTCAGAAGGTTAACGGTAAGCCGATGATGAGTGACGGCACCATGCCGCACAACGTATCGCACGTCATCTACGAGAAAGAGTTCGTAGAGAAGTGGCTGATGGGGTTCGCGTTGGGCAACTACCGCGGTATCAACTACTTCAAAGCTGACGAATGGTTCAGTCTGTCGGCCAACGGCACCCGCGCTGTAATGGTAGTGGACGATGACCACAAACCACTGCTGGTGATTGCTCCAATGATCACCCACAACCTGTCGCCGCGTGAGTTCCAGCTGCTGCAACAGGCCAGTCGCTACATCCACAGCAACAGCGTGGACACCATCAAGGCGAACGATCCGAACGCCAATCTGGGTATCGCTCGCAAGATTAAAGAAACGCTCGCTGAGAAGAAGCGTATCACTCTGACCGAGATGGTTATCCCAGAGTTCTACGAGAAACACGGCATCATCCCTGAAGTTGAACAGCAGGTCTATTATATCAAGGACAACCTGCTGCAAGGTGCTGCGCCGATCGACGATATCAACCGTCTGCGCCACGTTCTCTATGCGAACTACCGTAAAGAGAACATCAGCCAGGAAGAGTTCGAACTCGTCGAGCGTCTTACTCGTAACACTCCTCTGGTGTTCCAGTTCAACCCAGAGTGCCTCAACGCTGTAAAGGTAAACGCCACCAAAGGCGTAGCTGCGGAAACACGGGAGACACCGGTAGACCCGCTTGAATGTTAATTAGGATTAGGGGATTTGCAAGTGCGTTTTCTATGGAGCTCTGACCATCACACGCTACACCAGATTACCCCTACGACTCACATCTTGGGTAACCTGTCGAAGTTCCTGTGGATCGATCATGACTTGGCTAAGGTCAACATGGTTGTATTCGGCGGTGATTTCATGGAACGAGTTGTTGATTCCCCTAATGCTGATAACTTCAAGATCAAGGATTGGGGAAGGGAGTTTCTGGATAAGGCCCATGAAGCCAATCCGGATATGGTTGTTATCTGGTTAGAAGGGACTTCGTCTCATGACTGGGGGCAGCCACGTCACTTCCTCAATCTAGCACCTCGGGGATTCGATGTCCGTTATATCGACACCTTATGCATTCAGGTGTTCGAGCAGTTTGATGATCTGTCGGTTATGTATGTACCCGACAACATGGGCAAGATGACTCCGGATGATATCTGGGATCTCGCTCTGAAAGAATTGAAATCCAAGAACATGGATAAGGTCGATCTGATCTACTTCCATGGTGGGTTCGAATTCCAGTTGCATGCTGCGGCTCGCCACAGTGCGCACAACCTCGATCGATGGGAATCCATCGCCGAGTACGGGATCTTCGCTGGTCACATCCACACGCCCGTACAGAAGGGCAAGCTGTGGACTTCTGGCTCGTTCGATCGTACCGCTCATGGTGAAGAACATCCCAAGGGCGGTTACTGTGTAGATCTCGATAAGAAGACCAATAAGTTTAATCCGGTCTTCTGGGAAAACAAAAATGCTTTGCCTTATGTCACCATGAAAGTGGATAAAGAGACTGGGGCAGAACAACTGGTTAAAGATGTTCACGAGTTCATTGCAAAAAAGAAACTCCCGCTACACGCACAACTGCGTATTAAAGGAGGATCTTCTGAAGTTGTTAACCCGGTAATGGCGGTACTCGCCAAGGACTACCCGTACCTAGGGTTCAAGTCTGACAACGAGGTGGATAAAGGGATCCTAGTAGACGACACGATGTTTGATTCGAACGTTTACGTAGGTGTGTCTTTAACCAAAGAGAACCTTAACGATTCGTTACTTCCAGAAATCTCAGACGAACTTGAAGCGGCTGGGATTTCGGTAGACGAAGCCTGGGCGGTTCTTGAGGAGTTCACATGACCAGAGCAGTTGGTGGGCTCGGGATGTCCGTAGGTACGTCATATGCCATCGAGAACGGTGGCGCTGACGCAATGCGGGGAGCAGATACAATTCTGTTCAACCTGCGGACCCTGATCCGTAACGCGCAAGCGTCTTATGAGGCAGCAGATCCGGATTACAACAAAGTCGACCAACTCGTTAAAGATGTTGAGAGCGACTTGTTGTTACTCGGCAAATTCATCGAACAGAACCGAAAGGGGAAGCCGATTCAGATGGTGGTGTACGCGCCATCGTACCGTGGGCTGAAGAGTCGTTTCAAGCATGCTGACTTGTACGTTCCTAAAGAGAACTCGAAGAAAGAAGCCTACCTCAAGGTAGCCGAAAAGGTCTTCGATGCTGTCCTGAAGAAGTACGATAAGCTGCTGGTCAAGACTGATGTCGGCATGCCTGAGTTTAAAGGCAAAGGCATTGTATTGACACACCATGTCGTAGACCTGACGGAAGTGTCAGGCATTGGCAGACTCTATCTATTGGAGTCGCACACGGGGAATTTGAAATCCTTTACCATGTGGAACACCAAGTTAACTGGAGGGGATAAACTTCACTACATTCCTTTTAACCGACTCACCATCCAGATCTTCGGTGACAACTCGGTCAACTTTAAGTCCTCCTCGCATGCGATCAAGGAACTGGTGAAGAAGATCGCGATAGATGCCAAATGGACCTCAGCTACCTCGATGACTCGAGTACGAGGAGCCATTAACGATCTTCCTCAGGGAGTGGATAAAGCAGGCCTTTTGATGATGCTTTAATTCCACGGTAATGCCATTAATATAGACTAAACACCCTCTTTTTCAGCTTGTACAAAAGGTAGAGAACACATGAACGGACAGCAACAAGCACCGCGTCAACAACGGAAGAAAACATTCCTGAACGACTACCGTCAGGCACACCCTTGCACCGACGAGCCAATGCCAGGCGGCAAGTATCCTGCTCAGCTGATGTTCGAGCAGAAGATCACCGGCCAGATCGTGCTGAAGGTGAACGACGGTGTCTTCAAGGAAGGCAAGTCCACTCACAAAGAAGTTGAGATGGACGCCTACGATCGCGGTATCCTGTTCGAAGCGCTGAACGAAGCTGCCAACAACGCCGACTTCAAAACCAAGAAGCTGGTGTTCGCCAAGCATCAGTTCGTGTTCCAGGGCGGTTCGGGCCGTATGTCCGACAAGCCAGTGGTTCAGGTCAACATGGTCATCACTCGTGACGACAATGGCCAGATCACTGTGGGCTACAGCAAGGGCGACTACAAGGCGGTGTTCCGCTTCAAGGGTCCACGCAGCACTGTGGTGATGGTGCGTAACGCTGCTGGCGAAACCGTGGAAGATCACGGCGTAATGTCCCGCTGGGCCGTGCGTCACTGGACCAGCTTCATGAAGCCAGTTCTGGAACACATGGAACTGACTGGCTGGGAACCACCGAAGCCTCGTGGTGATGCTGGTGGTGGCGGTCAACGCAGTGGCGGTAACAGCTACAACGGCGGTGGTGGCGGTGGCGAGTCCAGCGGTGGCGATGCGGACTTCGACGACGACTTCTAATCGTCGAGCAAACAACTCCCATATTAGAGCAGAAGGGGCAACCCTCTGCTCTATACCCCTATGGCTGATAACTGTTTTTTGGTGACGCTAAAAGAATTTAAAGCCTACATTATTAGGTTAGTGACATCAAATATGTTTGGAGATTGATTACATGTTAGAACTTACGATTCGCCGAACCTCCAGCAAGAAGTTTGAGAGTATTCTGGTCACTTTCAACGAACAGACTTTGAAGTTCAATGGGGAAGCCGGTATCAAGCTGGAACGTGCAATTCGTGATCGTAACGAAGCGACGTACAACCTGTTTGATTGCTTGAACGATTATATCCAAGGCACCATGGATCATGATCAGCAACTGGAACTGTTCTCCCTGTACCAGAAAGCGTGGAACATTGTGGAGGTAGGGAAGTTCCAAGACTACAACGAAGACTTGGCAGAACTGAAGCCGGTCATCAACGAGATCTTGGATTTCATCAACATCTACAAGTACTGCTCGTTCATCCAGTATTCGAAGTACCTACAGATCCCTAAAGATCTGAGCGAAGCCGCCAGCAAAGGCGACTATCCAGAACAAACCACGATCATGGATCACGATTACGTAGAGCTGGTGAAACTGGCATTCGTGGTGCGGTCTATCTACCCAATCATCTTTGGCCTGATGTTCCGGTTCGAAGACATCATGGGTTCTGGTTTCAGTGATCTGGTATGCGGTGACCTGATCAAGGACAACCCAACCATCACGGGCATGCCGGGTTGGCATAAGCTGAAGACCTACGTGGACTTCGCTTTCAACAAACGCGGGATCCCAGCACAGCCAGATAGCGTGGTCAGTGTTGAGAACTTTGTGGACAAGGTATTGTTTAACACCGTGTTCAATCGTTTATGTTGTGCCGCAATCCCTGAAACCGAAGAAGGCAAGAACATTGCTACCGCAATTAACGCTTCGGTTAAGCAACACGAATCGGTCGGTACCAACTTCACTAAACGGGATTACCCGAGTGAGTCGGATGACGACAAGCGTTCGATCTATGACAAGTATCAGATTAGCGAAGATGTTCGTCCGTCTGATGAAGCGGTCAGCGCAGAGTTCTTCAGCTTCGGTCTGTTTGACGAAGAAGATAACCCTCGGTACAAAGATCGGTTCAAGTACGCCTGTATCGCTTTGAAGGTGAATCAGCCATTACTGGTTGAGAAGATCTACGACAACCTGTCGCCTAACTGGGACTTCGAACTCGAAGATCATATCCTCAAGCTGCTACAACTGACTTTTGCGTGGAAGGTCTCGCCCTTCATCTATGAAGCAGCTGGTTACGATCAGTTGATGGCGGCCATCTGTCTTGCGCAAGTAAGGCTGGCGGAAATGGGTTTCAAGTATCTGCCGACTGTACTGGGTGCTATTAAAGATCCAACTGGGATTCGCACCTATCCTGACGGCATGAAACTGAATGAGGATGACAAGGAGTTCTTGGCATCTATCTGTGACATCCAAACACGTAACAACGAAGGGCGTTCATTTAACGAAGCCCTGGTAGCCGCCAATGAATTCCTTGAGAAGTTCAGCAACGGCATCTGGAGATCCAACTTGGAATACGGGGTGTTGGATGATCTGGAAGTATATGCTTTGGTGAAGCAAGGTGCTTTGTTTGGCATCGACATCAGCATCGAAGTAAAGAACGAGTTCATGGAATTGGTCCGGCAGGTCAATTCCTAATCAGGGTTTAAGCATTCACGAGGTAGTAGCACACATGGCAGAGATTCTTCTAACCGAAGCCATCTTCGGTATGGGCAACGCAAACCACGACCACGTACACCGTCACAACCAGCTGAACGTCAGCACCATGAACATCGACGCTCTGAAGATGGAACAATTTCAGGGCGGCGTTACTCCGGTAACCATGAACAAGATTGCCAATGAGTCCGGCAACTTGAGTCAGATGCCACAAGGTTGGGTGAACATCGAAGACGGTTTCAACATCCGTCGCGGTATCGGTCTGTTGCGTTTCATTGTTGAGAGCAACTCGCTGGAAAGTTCTGAGCTGTCGGTAATGGGTTACATCACTGGGGGTGGTGCAACTCACGAAGGCATTGAAGGACACGCCATGTTTGTACCGGTACGTTCCTGGACTACCAACACGCGTCAGACAGCTGACAACATGGGTCTGCCAATGGCAAGTACTGCTGTGATCAACTCACACCAGTTCCTGCAAGGCGATCCAATGGCACAGCACAACCTGAAAGCAATCCGTCCTGCGGATGTGGCACAGGAAGTGTTGGGCTACATGGCTTGCGAGACTGACGGTCACGCCGGTGCTTTCGACGGTATCTTGGCGGCAGACCTCAGCAAGAACGTGGTCATGTCCAAGACTGACAACCTCAACCCGGCGCACCATGCTCGCGAACTGTTGAAGATCGCAGCTAACGTGTCTAACGAAGCACGCTTCGGTCAGGTAGAGAACGCTATTGGTGATTCGTTGAACTCGCCTGGCATTCTGGAAACGCCGTTGACTGGTAACGACTTCTTCCGCACCATGATGATGAGCACCGGCACTGTGTCGATGGTTGGCTTCATGGGCTGGACGATGGCGGAGATCAACAACGTCTTCTCCAACCTGCTCGACGTAATGAACCTGAACCTGTTGAACCCAACGTCCTTTGGGGCTGTGGACAATCTGTTCGGTTCCAAGGAATACGGCAGCGCCAGTCCGTTCGAAGTAATCGCTTCGGAAGTCGCTTACCTGACAGTTCACCTGCTGATCAAGTGTGGTCTTACCCACCTGGACTTCAGCGCCACCAACAACCCGCATCACACGCAAGGTATCGTGGGATCCGATGATGGGGTGGAAATCATCACTGGTGCATTCGGCTCGGTACTCCACCATGACGAATACGCAATCAACCGCGTGGAACAGTTCAAGCAACTGCTGAAGCAACACTTCTTTGCCAAGCACACGACTGGCTTCATGCACACCACCACCATCATCAGCGTGAACGTTCAATGTTCGGTGTTCGGTGAGACGTCCGTTGAGTTGTTCTTCAACGGTAATCAAGACGACACCCGCCGCTTTGTCAATGCTACGTACTGTATCAACCGTACGAGTACCAACATCGCCGGCTCTGAACTCGGCCTCCAAGAAGCCAAGAACTTCATGGACAACATCACTGAATACTTTGCAAAGTAAGGACTGACAAATGAACGAATTGAACAAGCTCTATCGATCCATGCTGATGTCGTGGGGCGGCGTGATCAAGGACGATGGCAAAATCCTGTTCACTATGAACAACCAGAAGGAAGAATACCCGGTACGCATCGACGAGCACGATCTGTACCTGCCGCTGTCCGAAGTGCTGGACGGTAACTGCATGGACAAGGCGTTCTTCCACCCGGCGTGTGAGAACATCACGTCGAAAGAAACCGAGGTGTTCAAGATCATCCGCAAGATGACCACGGCCAAGTTGCTGGATACCTTCCGCAACTATCCGGCGGTTCTGTTTGGCATTGCCAGCCAGAAGCCAAAGGGTTCGTGGCGTCAGGACATCCTGGACATGCTGGAACCACTCAAGGGTACCAAGCGTACTGTGCGTGACGAACTGAGTGCTCTGTTCGCTCGTATG